ATGACTTGATCGGCAGAAGTGAAGAACTCACGAACGAAGAAGCCGGTGCCGTTCAAAAGCTATGGATAGACAAACCCGAAACATTTTTCGAGGATATTCTCGGTGTCGAATTTTGGGCCAAACAGCGCGAGATTGTGCAAAGTCTTATTCATCACCGTAGAACTGCGGTGCGATCGTCAAACTCGGCAGGCAAGACGTGGTCCATATCTCGTATCGCACTGTGGTTTCTTTTCTCATTCTCGAACTCCCTCGTCATCAATACTGCGCCGACTCATCGTCAGGTAGAAAATCAGTTTTGGCGCAACCTTCGATATGCTCACAACAAGGCAAAGATCAAACTCGGTGGAAAACTTTTGAAGACAGCGTTGTCGATTGATGAAGACTGGTTCGCAATCGGTTTCACAACCGGTGACGGTGAAGGTGCCATGGAAGCATTCGCAGGGTGGCACGCAAAGAATATGCTTGTCATTGTCGATGAAGCGTCAGGTGTTCACCCTCGGGTATTCGAAGCGATCGAGGGTGCAATGGCCGGAGGTGCTACGGTCCGCCTTGTCTTGATCGGAAACCCGACACGAAACAACGGTGACTTTGCTGATGCCTTCAAAGATCCGATATACAATAAGATCCACATATCCGCCTTCGATGTGCCGAATGTTCAAAAGCGCATGCAGTTGATCACCGGTCTTGCAACATGGGAATGGGTACAGGAAATGAAATCAAAGTATGGTGAAGACTCGGATATTTACCGTGTCCGTGTCCTTGGGGAATTTCCACAGCATGAAGTCGACACGCTGATCAGTATCGATGCCGTCGAAAAGGCAATCGATGCAGAGCGTGAAATATACGGTGAAGAAGAATATGTGTTGCTTGATCCGGCTCGTTTCGGAAATGACAAGGCAGCATTTGTGTACAGAAAAGGGAACTATGCCTTGGTACTTGAAGAAATAGCATCATCGGACCTGATGACACTGGCCGGCAAAATGGTGGTATGGCTTGAAAAATACCCGAAAGCACAAGGGCGAATTGATATCATTGGCCTTGGATCAGGTATATTCGATCGCTTGAAAGAGATCCCGAAGGTTAGGGATCGAATAGCCGGTGTCAATGTGGCAGTCGCGGCAGGCGACAAAGAGCATTATGGAAACATGCGCGTCGAGTCATGGGACCTCATGCGATTATGGCTTCGAGATGCAATACTCGAAAAACATGAAGGGTGGTACGAATTGTCAAAACCAAAGATGAAGATCAGGTCCGACGGAAAGATGATGCTCGAAAGCAAAGAAGAAATGCGCAAGCGCGGTGTATCGTCACCAAACATCGGTGATGCACTCGCACTTTCTTTTGCAAAACCTTCCGAGGGTGGCAATGTTCAAATCTTGTGGGCATAAAAATTCGTCTTGCATTTTATTTTTTGCTATAATAAAAACATTATCAACCTGTCAACATCAAAAACAATTTTATGTTCAAAAAACTACGCATCGCAATCGCCAAAGCATTGAACCCTGAAGAAACTTCATGGCGATCAATGACTGACGGTTCAAAAAATTCTCCGCTTGCATCTAACACATCAATTGCAAACTTAATTGCAAACCACAAAAACTGGGTGTATGTGTGTGTCGACAAAATATCAGACACAGTTTCAGGTATCAATCTTCGTGTTCGCAAATTCAACAAGGTGGGTGACGACGAAGTGATCATCGATCACAAGGCCTCATTGCTTCTTGAAAAACCAAACGCGTTCATGACAGGTCGCGACTTTTCATATTTACTTGTTGCCTATCATGAACTAACAGGCAACGCATACATCTTGAAGGACCAACCAAAGAACCCGACAAAACTTCTTCCGATCCCTCCGCAGAATGTCAAGTTGATATTTGATCAGGCAGGTCTTGAACCTATCGGATATAAGATCACCGGTGCCAAGGGATCAATCACAAAAAATCTTGATGATATTATTCACTTGAAATATCCAAACCCTTTTTCACCTTTCAATGGTGCAGGTACTCTCGAACATATTGCGGAATGGGTTGATGTCGACAATGCTGCGACAAACTGGAACCGCATATTCTTTGAGAACGGATCATCACCTTCAGTATTTTTTGAAACAAATGAGTCAACACAAGCAGGCCTCGAACTTGCGAAACTCGGATATGACATGCGCAACAACGGAGTCGGCAATGCACACAAAGCGGCCTTCCTTCCGAAAGATGTCAAAGTGTCATCACAAGGTGCGAACCCGAAGGACATGGAATTTTCTGAAGCCGACAATCGCTTCCGTGACAAAATACTTTCAGCATTCGGTGTGCCGAAATCAGTTGTCGGTATATCAGAGATCGGCACAAGTCGTGCTGATGCTGAAGCGAAGAACTATGTTTTCCTTGCCTTCACTATTCAGCCGAAAGTTGCACGCTTGATCGCGATCTTGAATGAATACTATTTGCCGTCATTCTCAAACACTGACAATCTATATTTTGACTACGAAGAATTTGTACCTGAAAACGATGAACTCGATCTTCGCAAAAGACAAGTGGCCCTCGGTGGTCAATCATACGCATCGATCAACGAGGTCCGTGCTGAAGTTGGCTTGCCTCCTATCTCAAACGGTGATGCAGTGTATGGATCATTTGCCACAGTACCGATCGGAACACCTGTTGATCAAAAGAAATCAACCGAAGTTGTTGCGAGTAAAACAAACAAGTCATTGCCGACACGCATCAAGGAATTTCACAAGCAAGACAATGCACTCGACAACCTTGCAGATAAGTTGACGCTATCACTTACGAAGTCACTGACAGAGGATCAAATGGACGAGATCGTTCACAAGCAATTCATCACTCGCGTCACACCTTTCGAAAAGCAATTCGTTGCAGCAGTACAAAAGCATGACATGTTGGTGAAAGAACAGGTCCTCGACAATATCGATACCCTTGCAAAAGGACTGAAGCGAAAGACAGCGCTGAACTTGATCATGAAAGATCTGTTCGATATAGCGAAGGCCGAAGAACTATTCGTCGGACTTACGATCCCGGTGCTTCAGAAACTATTGATCGAAGAAGGGACCGCGCAAGCAGAACGCTTGAACACAACAGATCCATTCAATCCAAACAATGCGGCCGTGCAAGAAAAGATCGGCAACATGTTGAACATGACAGGGCAATCATACACAAGCACAACATTGAAGTTGCTCAATAACTCACTCGGTGACGGTATTGCTGCCGGCGAGTCAATGGCAAAACTTACAGCGCGCGTCACAGATGTATTCGAACTCACATCACAGTATCGTGCTGAAGCAGTTGCACGAACAACAGTATTTTCAGCCGCAAACACATCAGCGCGTGAAGCGTACAGACAATCAGGTGTTGTCAAAGAGGTGAAGTGGCATACAGCAGAGGACGAAATGGTGTGTGAATTCTGTGGTCCGATGAACGGCAAGACAGTCGACATC